GATCGTCTGTATCAACAGAGTCCGATATGGTTTGTCTAACCAAAGTAGGATCAGACGGAAAACTTGTCGTTGATCTGATGGGGAATGAATCACCCTGTTCGATTCGTAGTAAGCGACCTTTCAACGCCTCTGGTAAATAAAAATTTTGGCTTCGCTGACTGTCGTAGAAAGCATCTTCGTAAATCCTTTTCAAAGCTGCTTTTTTTTCATCGACGGAAAAACTATTTGTAATAGCGTCGCCGCGAAGTTGTTTTGCGACCGTTTTTACATCGTCATAGTGGTCATCTAAAGCACTTTTGATTCTTTCCATCGATCTGGAACGAATGCCGAACTTCACGCTGTCAGCAGGTGAAGCGTCCCTGATATTGTATGGCTCACTCAACGCTCTGACGGTTTCATCGATAAAGCCGGGCAACGTAAAACTGTTTTTTGCCTTTATCCCTTCGTAGATATCGAAGAGACCCTCCAACTCGTCTTTTGCCTTAGATTCAGCGTATTCAATGGCTTCAGGTTCAATAAATCCCTCACGCCGACCTGTTTGACCCCAATCCGACTGAAACTCCTCGACGTATAGAATCAGATTGCCGTTTTTATCTAACCTATCTTTGGTGCGAACATGAAACACTTGGTTTTCCGCGTCGGGATAGTGTATTTCTTCGCTGAACAGCAATTCTGGTAATTTTAACTTGAAGACTGTCTCTACAGGGTTCTCTCCCCCCGGCAGAGTTGATGATTCCCAGCGTAGATTGCCCTCGTCACCCTCGAAAATGTTTTCATATCGCTCCAGAGCCGCGCTCAACTGTACCCTTGCCTCTTCTTGGCCCGGCACCTCGTCATCTAAGAAATTTCGCCCCTCTCGAAGTAAACGTGGATCGCTTGATCCTGATAAGTTGAATCCATATTCTTCATTACCAACCATAGAGTAAGGTGTCGGATTGCCGTCCACGGTTGCCGTGACTCGCTCTAGCGGCTGATCTAAATACTCCTGCTCCATGTCGAAATAAGCAGCATCGTACAAAATATCTTTGTCAGTGCTGTCCAAGACATCTAGGCTTGCGCCCTCAAAAAGAAAGTCACGGATAGATTCGTTATCCTCATCCATGATGTAGCTGAGAATGTTTTCGTTTCTGTTGTAGCCTACGTTCAAAGCGTCCCGCGCCAAGTCTTCGTCTTCCAAAATTTCTGTGATTCGAGCTGACTCAGGATCAAATTCTTTTTTGACGCGACCGATGACATCGGTGCTTCCTTCTCGGAAAACTGGCATCCCTTCGGTAACTTCCTCTACAAACGCGAAATTTGTCGTGTCTGGGCCAGTATCCAACACTCCAACAACCTCATCAGGGCCGAAGCCGGGGGCCTTGATGGCGAATCGATCTGCAAAAACACCAAAACGGCCATCACGCGCTTCTCGATCCGGGAAGTACGTCAGCTTTCTGCCATCATCCAACTCAACAAAAAAGCTTTGATTGGCTTCTTCAAAGCTCAAGACATCAGTGTCGAAGCCGATATTGCTTGGCGCTGAGCCTTTGTACTCTGTCGCGGTAAACTCTATCCTGTTTTCCTCAATGACCTTCAAAATCTCGTCTTGCGTCACTCGATCTTGCTGAAAAAGATCATCTAACCCTAAATCCTGTAGCTCTTGCTTCGTGACTCCGTTTTTCACGAACATGCGACGAGCATCATCACCCCGCATTTTTTTCTGAGGAGCGTTCAACGCGATTTCTTCAGCTTGGCTGTAAAAACCAAACTTATCGGTCTGAGCTTTTTTGATCAGGCGTCTCAGAAAACCCATTTTTCGTTACTCATAATCATAAATTTTGTTACTTTTCATTGGCTGCGCCTAAAAAAGTCCATTTCTAAGCTTCCCACACCACCACCACTGTTAGCGTTGGCGTCAAAGCCGATATCATTCATCAGGCGAGCCATTTTCATGGCTTTCAGCTTTTTGCCTGCTTCCATTTCTCTGTTTTTCATCGTTTTAGCCTTTAACCGACCAAAACGACTCATGTCTGCATCGGACACACCACCTACAGAACCGTCCAAAGCGCCCATTTGTGACAAATACCGGGCCATGTCCTCTCGTTGAAGCTGTTCGTCAAAAGCCATACGCGCATCACTTAACTCAGGGACAGGTTCGCGGTCTCTAGGCGAATAGTATCGGCGCATAGCGCCATACTCTGGATCTTGAATTACCTCAAAGTATTGGTTTCGGTCTGGATCGAAGATGAAACCAAGCTCTTCGTACACTGGGTCACGAAATGGGTTGTCGAATATGTCAACTTCACCGCCATCGGCGAATCTTTTCTCAAATCTCGCCCTAATTTCAGGGTCACCCATCGTAGAAACCCGCGCTGACACGTCAGCAGACGAGTTTTTACCTAGAAGATTAGGAAAACGCTTCTGAGCACCCAAACTGTACTGGGTTTCACCCTCATCTGGCCGATAAGCCATCACGTCAACGCTCGAATCACGGCCCAAAGCACCCTCAAAACGCTTAGATGCCATGTAATCGTCGCCCATCCGCCGGATATTCACCGGCAAATTCAAACGGGACACGATTTGATTGAAAACCAGCTTGTCATTCGGGTCTTGAGAGTCAGCAAGCGCAACAACTTGAGCTATCGCAGCTCCAGTGACCCCTTCCATACCACTAAGAGCCTGCACAACCTGACTTTTGACCATGTCCTTGGCCTGACGCTCAAGCGGATCGATGTATCGACCACGAACCATTTGCTCAAGACGGTCTAAATCACGATCACGGGTTGAGCCAGTGACTGGAACACCAAAAATGTCGATATCGTCTAAACCACTCACTAGTAATACAGCGTGTCGTTGATATCTTTCAGCGCGTAACGGATTTTAAGAAGCTCTGAATTACGCTTCGACTCAACGCAAGCCATCATCGCCGCTTCCTGAGATAAAACCAGACCGTCGTGGCGCTTTGTCTCCTCGATGAGTAAAATCATCTCGCTCACCAAGGTGGATGGCCCTGAATCTATCCACTCATCATGAAGTTGACGACTCATACCCTCTACATATTCTTCAGCCTCAGCCATCACGCAGCCTCCTTTTCGGTTATAAAATCTTCTTTCAACAGCTCAAACCACTCGTCAAGAGTGATAACCGCTGTCCGAGAGTTATCTCGCGCCATGTTTTCGTTAATCGCGTAAAGCGGCAGGCATACCCTAATCGCTTTGTTGTTGAACTTGTATATCAAAACTGGCGTGTTGTCGCCACAAGCCGCACAAACCTGATCCCACCAAGCCGGTGCATACCACCAGCCAGACTTGTACGCCTTGCACTCAATCGAATGTCGCGGAATCTGGATGTCACAAAGATCAGCAGTCTGATATTGATCAAGGTTACGCTTGCACTGGAAACCAAGGGCGTGTTTATCGGCAAACGCATTGATGCGCTTCACGATGTCGCGCTCGAATGCCGCACCCTTGTTTCTTGAATCTGCCATGGCGCGAGTTTAGGCGAAAAAAAAATAGAAATAAAATTTTTGCGGGGTTACCTTTGCCTCGATCCTGCGATCAAGCCCTGCTCATCCATCCCCAGATTTTTGTTCATCCCGCAAAAATCGGGTGGGCAGGGTTCCTTCCTAGTAGAACATGCCCCTAGACATAGGGATCGAACCAATACCGCCAAACATCATCTGCTGGCGCGGAGAGTAACCACCAAAACCGCCTCCGTATCCTCCGCCAAAACCGCCTCGGTTACTCAGCGCAGAGATCATCTGCATCATCTCGCGCATCATCGCCTGCATTTCTTGAACTTGTTGACCGTAATCAGGCTGTCGCCTTTGCGTTTCTAGTTGAGCTTGTCTTTCTGCGGGTAAACCAACAGAACCGCCGGGTCGCTGAATCATTTCAACAGGTGGTTGTAACGGCGGCTGAATCGTCTGAGTGAGTTGTCCGCCTAAAGCAGCCCCGCGATCAGTTGGTTTTTCACCGCCGAATTTAGAAGGATCTGCTGTGTACTGCTTCGCAATCTCCAGAGCTTCTGGGTTTTGGGCGTACATTTCGTCGAGAGCATTGTAATACCCCCTATCCGAGCTACCGCCTTGGCGCATTCGGCCCGTAACTGGGTCTTTCCCTAAAAAAGCCATGTCTTGCGTTGAAACTCTTGGCTTTTCAGGCATCTGAAAACCGCGTTCCGCGAGCACTTCTTCCAACGATAGCGGTCTAGGCCCAGAGCTACCTTGAAGCTGACCGAATTGTGTGGGTTGCGGCACTATACTAGCGCGAGCCATAGTGTTTCGCTTAAGAGGTTGCGGCTGAAAAAACGCAGGTTGGGGGCGGAATATCGCCTGCTGCATCATCGGCTGACGTGAACCAACGAATGCGGATCTTGAGTTTCTAAACGGCGACATATACATCAGGAGCTGCCCAAATGTGGTTACGGCGCATAATGAGATCATTTCAAGCCAAGGTCAAACGCAAGAGATTCGGCATACATATTTTTGGATACTGAATGCGTAAAACCTTGCTATAGCTATCGCGCTCGCCGCGCTCGCTATATAGGGGTGTGCGGGGGTCGCGCCACAGGCCGATCTCTCAGGCTTTTTCCGACCCTATAGGGTTCCTACTGCCGCGCACGGAATCGGCTGAGAGGCGCGTACAGGCGCTCAGAGAGAAGAAAACCAAGGTCGCGCAGCCTAATGGCCTAGACGTGTGTCGCCTCTGAGCAGGGGAGAGCCAATACAAGTAAGTTAGTACTCACTAACATAAATGCGTAAGCCTTTGTTTTTATTAGCTTTTAATCCTATTTAACATAATATCGGCATTTTTCCGAGATTTTGAGGGGCTGGGCGGGAGGCGGGGCCAGAACGATGTTCATTCTGCGAATACATCAAACCGACGAGGTTAGTAGTCTTTGTCGCTCATCTCCCCGTCCACGCCCAGCAGCTCGTTAAGCCGGTGCTTGATGTCTTCCTTCGTCATCTTCTGCAAGTCAGCGTTGATGTTCAAGTTCTGGCTGCGGTGGATCGTGAGGCCAGCGAGCTGGTTCAGCTCTTTCACTGCACTAACCGCAGCGTTGTACGCTCCGCTCTCGAATGAAGTCTCGGCTATCTTCCACAGCATCGCTCCCGTCTTCTGCGGTGTGATCGCATACTTCTCACGCATCTCATCCTGCTTGACCCGAACCGCTCGCGTGACCTTTGGGAAGTCGTTGCCGTTGAGCATCTTGGTCGCTGCGCTCGCAGGAAACGAGAACCCTGCCCTTCGCGCCGCTTCCGTCTGCCCACACGCGCCTTCCGTGTAGTGCCACACGAAAGCCGCTTGCATGTCTGTGATGCCAGCCTCTTCATCTGCAAGGAAAGCCTTTGGCGTCTCCACCAACTCCTTGCGCTCTTTCCTCGGCCTACCCGGCTTGCGCTTTACATCGTCAGCCATCCGCTCTCCTTCAGCTCTTTGAACAACCTCCGCGCCTCTTCCTCTGGAAGAGGCGCTTGCCCTACGCTCTCGCGTTCATCTGCGTTCATGATAGACCACACTCTGAAGTTCTGATCTTCACTCACGTCATCGTCCCACTCAAACTTTTCCATCTCGCTCTCCAAGTCCATCAGGGTACGAGGGTCAGGGTACAGCGCCTCAAACTTTTTGAAAAACTTATACCCGTATTCCTTACTGTATATAGGCTATATACTATTATTATTATTATTATTAAATATTAGTACCCTACCCTACCCTGTCAATAAAGACATGCAAATCAATCACTTACACCGCTCACCCACAGGGCACCTTGCAGGGTACCCTTAGAAATCCTTAGACCAAGTGCCACTAAATTTATCCGCGTTACCAACTTCGACCTTCGTATAGTCCAAGTCGTACACTTTTTTACCGTTACTCTTGCGCGGTTCTAGCCCGTGGGCCGCGAGTACCCTGCTTGCATCTTTGATGTCTGGCATCCTTGGTTGGCTTATTCCGAGGTCTCTCAGCAGCTTCGTCATCTGCACTGGCTTGGTCTGAGTGCTCTTGAAATGGACGTGCTCAAGGATAAGATCCTCGACACTAGACTGGGTGCGATAGTATTCGTTTGAGTCTTGCAGCATCTCTCGCTGCTCATAGTTCAAGTACCAGTCTGTGTTTGGGTAGAGCGTTTCTTTGACCTCTGCCCAAAGCTGCTGCATATCGATCCCGTGGTTTGCATTGATGGCGGTGACGGGAACCACCCAGAAGCGTCGGTTGCCGCTGGTATCGGTCAAAAACTCACGGGCGTTGACGGAAGCGTAGAAAGCCGTGCGGCGCTGGTAGGTTGTGCTGGCGCGGTCATAAGGTAGGCGCAGCTCGTCGCTCTTCTTGGTTACAAATGCCTTGAGCTGGTCGATGTCGCTCTTCTTGAACGTACTCTCGATCTCACCCAGCTCCACAATCCAATGGCTCACGGCCTGCTTCACACTGTCCTTGTCGCTAGGGTTCAGCGTTGCACCCTCCAATAGCCAGCCGTTCTCATAGTCTGCCAGCCGCTTGAACCACAACGTCTTGCCCAGCCCTTGAGCACCTTGGAACACCA